TGATCTGTATGGTATTACCATTAGAAACAAGTCAACAAACGCTGTTACGTTCCAAGTGACAGATAATGGTGCTGTTACTATTAATGGTAATATCACAATGGGAGCAGGAAGTTCAATAAATTGGGCGACAGTTGATGAAATCAATCCTACTATGAGTCAGGCATATCAACGTGCAAACGGAGCCTACAACTATGCTGATGATGCTTGGAGATATGCTGGAGATGCGTATACACGTGCTAATGGTGCATACAATCTTGCTTATGATGCTCTTGATGATGCGGATGCCGCATATCGTTACGCCAATGATGTTTATAATTTTGCTTGGGATAATAGATGTAATGATTTGAATGTTTTTAATGTTTTAACAAGTGGCGGAACACGATTCGGGATTTTTAGTGATTCTTATGGCGGTAGACTTTATATTAATGCGAATTATATTAGGTCTGGCACGATTGATGCTGATATTGTTACATTAGGAACAAGAACTGGCGGTTTTTGTTGCGCTCAAGGTAGTGATGGAATTCGTGTCACCAATGGAGCAAAAATGTATGGCTCTGCTGGCCCATATGCTGATTATTATGTTTTTGTGAGTAATGCGGGAGCATTAATGTCAGGTGGTAGTGCGCAGTTTTATTGTGCTGGTAGTAGTATTCATGCAAATCGTGAAATCACTGTAGATTCTGATAGAAGATTTAAGAACAATATTCTATACAATATCGACAGATATGAAGATTTTTTCTTGAAACTTAATCCTGCATCATTTCTTTTGAATAAGCAAGAAGATAAAAAGCGGCATATTGGGTTTATTGCTCAAGACGTTGAAGCTGTGCGGAATGAATGTGGTTTGTCAGAAGATGAACTTGCCTTATTAGAAACATTTGAACGTGAAGATGAAAATAGCGAATTGCAAACTTATTATGGAATTAGATATGGCGAAATAATTCCTGTGTGCGTTCATATGATTCAAAAGTTATTTAAAGAAATTGAACGCTTGAAATGTCAAATTAAGGAGGATGACTAAATGGAAAAAGTGGAAATTTTAAATAGGGAAGATGCTGTATGTAAGGCTCTTGACAATATTTCTGTAATGGGGATTCAAAATGCTGGCAATTTGGCGGGGTGTTATGCAATTCTGAATGAAATTCGTATTGCTTTGCAGGATGAAGCAAAGCAGAATGAAGGAGAGAAAAAGACAGAGTAAAAATGATTGTGAGGTGAGTAGATGGGGTTTATCGCAAAGCGGTTTTCTTTCAATAGAATCCCATGTGAACAATTTGGACTACGGATTTTTGATATTGATGGGAATACCAATGAAGCTACTCCCTTTGCCAGTACAGGCAAATTACAAACTGATGTGATTCCGTCCAAGGGACGGACTTTTTTATATGGTAGATCATTTGAAAGTCCACTTGAATTTAATTTAGTTTTTGGTGTCGATCCATCGGAGATACTAAGCATGGATGAGCATTTGGATCGCTATGAGATGAATGCTATCGCAAACTGGTTAGCTGGACACAATACATATCATTGGCTGGAGATTGAACAGCCAGATTTAGAAATGATTCGTTATCATTGTGTAATCAGTGACTTACAGCCGATTCAATTATCTTGGTTGCCGTGGGCGTTTACAGCAAAAGTAACTTGCGATTCACCATATGGATATATGTTTCCTAAGAGTTTCAATTATTCATGTAGTGGTGTTTCAAATATTCAACTGATTAGTCGTGCTACTATTAATCGACTTTATTATCCAAAAATGAAAATTCAACTAAATGGCAGCAATACAATTTCAATAGTTAATCAATCTTGTGGTAATTCGGAGTTGAAATTCTCTGGATTGCCACAAAGTTATTTCTTGACAATTTCGATTGATAATGATTTGAGCATAATTGAATCTTCTGATGATGCTTATTCTAACTTATATCAATATTGCAATTTTAATTGGTTTCCATTGAAAAAAGGCATGAACAAAATACGTGTAACAGGTAATTGCATTTTGGATTTCATTTGTGAATTTCCTGTGGATTGTGGAGGGTGATTTATGAGGCGTGATATTTACACAATGCCAGAAGTAATGTTCGTTTCAGGCCAGTCCAATACTTTTCACTGGCATTTATTCACAATGGCTAAAGTCCCATTTAATGCAGATGGTTGTACTGGCAACTTTGCTGTCGTTGATTATTCTGATCAGACTGGCGATCCGTTAATTTCAAAGCCACTTACATTTCTTATTGGTGATGATGAAGTGAAAAATGTTGCTGCGGTCGATTTAGAACCACGTGATACTTTGGGATTACACGGAAAATACATTTATCAAATCACTATCAAAGATGTTGATGGAGAAGTAGAAGTCCCTAATCAGGGATTCTTGCAAATTGTACATAACATCAATGAAAGTTTTTTGAAATAGATAAACCAAAAAATATTATGAAAGTGAGGTTGAGAGTAAGATATGACTTCTACATATTTTCTGAACTGTATTATGGGCAACGTTTTTAAAACGCAAACAAGTCCGGGATTGCCAAGTAAAGTATATCTTGGTTTAAGTTCTTCCGCTCCTGATGTAGATGGTTCTGGTGCAACTGAACCTCTTGCATCGGCTGGATATGCACGTGTAGAATTAACATCTTTAGATGTTCCTGCAAACGGTGTAATTACTAATAAGAATGAGATTTCTTTTCCTGAGAGTTCTGCAAGTTGGGGTACAGTGACGCATTTTGTTTTATACGATGCGCCTACTAACGGTAATTTGCTTATGTTTAATGTATTATCACAGGCTCGAAGTGTTGAAACTGCAACAATCGTTATGGTTAAAACAGGTAGCTTGAAGCTGACCTTGGCAAATCCAGCAGCGCCAGCAGTTCCAACCCCGTAAAATTATTCAAAGAAAGTAGGTGAGATAATTGCAATCATTTGATGTTTATTTAAAGAAACGGCTCACCGAAATTGATGTTATTATCACGCAATTAGTTCAAAGAGATTCTTTTTCAATTTATGATTGGCTATACATATATGCGACATTAGATGATATTGAAGTGCGTAAGAGTTTGAAGGTTGATGCTTCAATGATTTTGGACACAACAATGGAAAATATTTTAGAAATTGTTGCAGAAAAAATTCATAATGAATTTTATGTAGATGTTGATATGGATTTGGTGAACCAAGTAATTACAGGTGGGGAAACAGAAATGGTTTCGTTTGCAAGTGAACTTGATGTTACAGAAAAATCATTCACTGGTGGCGATTCTTCTCTGGAAATTGCTGTTGATCCGCTTGATTATTATATTGCTCATTCATTCGGCGATGTTGAGTTTGATATGCAATTACTGGTTAATGAACTTGATACTTTGAAATACAGTTTCGAGAAGATTATAAATGATGCAGAATTGTTGGCAGATATTGATTTTGCAAGCGTGAAAAACATTGGGGTAGATGAATCTGAAATGTTTCTTGATGTTGAGCCAACAGATATTTTTTATTTGCTTACAATCGCTGGTCAAGCAATTTCATATATGAGTGCATCACCTATTGAAAAGTATATTTTAAAAAAGATGTTGTATGGTGTGGAATCCGAAATGTATCTAAGTGCAAATGCAGATATAGATTGGCAACTGCAAAAGTTTATTGAGATTGACAATTCCTTGAATCTACTTGTGGAAATGACAGAAGTTTTGATTCAGTTTATTTCTGGACAATCTGAAATGTATTTAGACTGTGAGGCAAGCGCAGGCTTGAAACGTTATCGGTTGTTATCTGAAATGGACGATCTTACTTTGAGTGATTTTGATAATATGACTTTGAACGAAGTCGATTATGTGATAATTACAGAATAACATAAAGAACTCGATTTATAAAAGGTGGTGAAGTAATGGTAAGAAAACAAGGTGGATTGATCCATCAAAATTTCCTTGCAAACGAGAATGTTGTTGAACGTTGTTTAGCGGAAATTAAAAAGGTGGAGCCAAGTTCACGTGCTGACAAATTATATCATATCACTATGAAAACAGCGGCTTATACTGAATTTATTATGGATGGGTTTGAGTACACAACTGATGGTTTGGGCAATTTTTCAAGTATTGCTCTTGGTGGTACAAATACCGCAGAAATCAAAGAAGTAAAATTCAAAAAGCCTGTAAGCGATTGTATCATTTGTTTTATTTATTAAGGCGGTGATGTGATATGTCTATGGCCTATGGTTTCTATTGGGGTGTATTCTATCCCGTTCACAGCCCTCCGTATGAGCCGCCCGGAGGCGGTGATGATCCTGTTATTACTGGTAGCTGCTTTGCTCCAGTAGGACAGCCAGAGGACTATAAAGGGTTCCTTTTTAATACCGCTGAATTACGTTCAGATTATATTCTGTATGCTTAAAGGGAGGCGGTGACTGATTGAATGAATTTCGTTTATGAGTTGTTAAGAGCAGGAACAACACAGGCTAATTCTGATTCTGGTTCCGAAGTTGCACGAAAGATTAACGATAACTTCAAAAATGTTCAGGATAAATTTACAGAATTAGATAAAACAATCCAAGAAGGTGTCACTGTTAATGTTCCTATTGGTGATGCAACTACGGCTGGTATAGTAAAATCCAGCGATTCAGAAAACATGGTTACTATTGGCAAAGACGGCACAATGGAGGTCGCCTCGCTGAATGTAAACAAATTAAAGCAAGATGATGGCGATTACATCATTCTTGACGGTAACATTTAAGAATATTAGGAGGTAATTGATTATGGCTACTACTAAGACTATTACTGTTCAGTATAAACTTCGTGGTGATGCTCTGGCTAATCTGGAGGCCAAGAATGCTGTTTATGGTGTGAACGAGCCTGTTGTGGTTCTGGTTCCTGCCGATGCTGATGCTGGTACAAAGGCTGCTACTCTGCTGAAGTTGGGTGATGGCACTACTGCGTTTAATGATCTGCCCTATGTTACTGCGTTGGCTGGCGATGTACCTGAGTGGGCGAAGGCTGCTACTAAGCCTGAGTATACGGCAAGCGAGATTAAGAACATTGACAGCTATATTGCTGGCAAGGTACAGGATACCGATACTCAGTACAAGTTGGAGCAGGACGCTACTGATCCTCATGTTCTGATTCTGTCTGCAAAGACTTTGGACGATGAGGATTACACTGAGGTCACTCGCATTACTACTGCCGACACTACTTATACTGCTGCTGATGGTGCTGTGACTGTTGATGCAACTGCTAAGACTATTGGCGTGAATGTGTCTGCTGACGCTGACAACGGCTTGCAGAAGAAGGCCGATGGCCTGTATGTTAAGGATCGCACTGTTGATGTAGTGAAGAAGGCAACTGCAAATGCTGGTTATATTGCTTCTTATCAGGTGACAGTGGATGGCACTGTGGTTGGTGCTGATATTAACATTCCAAAGGACTATCTGGTGAAGTCTGCCGATATTAAGGTGGTTGCCGCCGCTGATGATCCTTACGCTGGTGCTGTTGTGGGTGACAAGTACATTGACTTTGTTGTGAACACTGTTGGCGGTGATGGCAATGAGTCTCACATCTATCTGTCTGTTCAGGATTTGGTTGATGAGTATACCGCTGGTGATGGTATTGAGATTTCTGCAACCAATGTCATTGCTATTAAGCTGGGTACGAATGCCAATGGCCTGAAGGTTGGTGCGGCTGGTCTGGAGTTGGACGAGGCTACTACTACTGCTGCTGGTGCTATGTCTGCTACCGATAAGACTAAGCTGGATGGTGTTGCAGAGGGCGCAACTAAGGTTGAAGCCTCCGATACTAACGGCAATGTGAAGATTGGTGGTACTGAGACTACTGTTTACACTCTGCCTGATACTGTGGTGCATGACACCGACACTATCATTCTTGATGGCGGTAATGCGTAATTAAAAGCTAATTGGGGGAGGTGAAAACCTTCCCCTTTTTATTCTAAAAGCGGAGGTGAAGTGAATGGCTGAAAAGGTCGTAAAGGTATCCGCAATTTAACAGCGGCGTGATACTGTTGCAAATTGGACAGCTAAGAATCCTATTTTGCTGGATGGCGAACAAATTACAGTAATTTTTACGGATGGTAGTACACGTCATAAAACAGGATATGGTAATAAACGATATAACGAATTGCCTTTTGATGGGGCTGAAAGTTGTGAACCGAGTACAACAGTGAATGCTACGTTACTGGCAAGTGCTTGGGTAAGTGGGCAACAAACTGTCTCTGTATCTGCTATTATGGCTAATCAGAATGGTTATGTAACTTTACCACAAGCATTTAGTGATGCACAGTATGAAGCTGTGGTTGCCGCTGAAATGTTTGTAACTGCTCAAGCAGATGGTTCTATTACAATTTCCTGTCGTGGAGATACACCACAAATTGATATTCCTATCCTCATCACTCTGCTTGGTTAATTCAAGGAAGGGTGGTGTTTTATTTTGAGCGCAACGAAAAACTATGATCTGGCACTCACAGATAATGACCAGACAAAATTTAAAGAATGGCGTGAAAGCATCAATGGCAACTCAAATTCCAATATGGAAAAAATTGATACCGCCCTTGGTGAAAAAGCCAATCTTAGTGTAGCAATCAATGCTGTTTTGCTTATGTCTGCATGGAGTGATGATTCTCCGTATGTTCAAACAATTTCTGTCGAAGGGCTTACCGCAGACCAAAACGGCATTATTACTATCGGGCAAAATATCACAACTGAACAGCTTGAAGATGTTGTGGCTGCTGATATGCGTATTAGCGATCAAGCAGATGGTTCTTTGACTGTTACAGCATACGGTGATAAGCCTACACGTGATATTCCTGTGACAATTATTCTTCTTGGTTAAAGGAGGTTATATATGCCTATTGTTTCTATTTTCCCAACTGGTAGTGGCGGTTCTGGTGGCGGTGGCGGGATTCCTCTGGCTCCTGTGACTGGCCTTGCTACGTTGGCTGCTTCAGGTAAAGCATACTTGAAATGGACTGATCCTATTGATACGGTTGTTGGTGATGCTGCTCTTGTTGCCTGGGCTGGGAC